TGATTGCCGGTAGACAGCAAATTTTTCCACCTAATATCTTTAAAATATATCAAAACTTAAATTTACTCTCTTCTAAATAACTAAAAAATAATATAGTAGATGTAATTAAGGCTTGTTCTGCCGCCATTACTTTAGCACGCAATATATCATGTTCTCCGAGAAGCCTATTTTCTTCGGCTTTCTTTTTACAGGATTCTAATACTTCAATACGATTTTGTACATCCTTGAACGACATTGATAACATCGGAAGTGTTACTTTTTCCATTAGTATTCTTTTAGTACTTGAGGTTTTGTTTGGTGTTCGTATCTATATTCTAAATCTTTTAAACTGGACGTTAAAACAATCTTACACATTTTATTCAATGTAATATCTCTTTCGTGTGCCTGGAGTGCTAATTTTAAAATTACTTCATCTGGAAGCTCTACAGTTACTTGTGCCTCTGATTCTTCTGGTACAGTTACTTTAGCACTTGCAAATGCATTTCTATCTCTTTCCCTTTCAATTTCATCCATGTCATAATTGGACATTTTTTTCTCCTTTTCTTTTTGCAGCCTTTCGGCATAAGTTTCCATCATATTGCCTCCACAGTCAATGCCTCATTATACAAGTCTCTCATCAATATATTCAATTCTGTTTTATTTTCTATGTTTAACGAATCAACATATTTACTTAAAATAGTTAAAGTATCTTGAGCCTCATCGATCAGCTCATCATCTTCCATGAATTCCAAATCTGAAAAATTTTCAACTACTACTAGGTTAGCGACATTTGCTGTATATAACTTATCTAGTACAGTATCAAACCAAAAGGGATTTGTTTTCTTTTGTATTACTACTTTTACATAAGTATTCTCATACTCACTATAATCTTTTTCTGTTAGGGATTCAAAAGTTTCTTCGCTGTCATCATAATAAAACTTTCTAAACATTCTATAGGGGTTTTGTATGAACTCTAACTCTCTTTTGTCTGTGTCGAAGATGTGAAAGCCCCTGGGGTCTTTATAATCACTCCATGTTATCTCATAGGGATTTCCTAAGTAGTAAATTGTACCATCATCTGACTTGTGGTGAAAATGTCCACTCATAGCCATATCAAATTTATCAAAAATCTTTGCTTCTACACCTTCATAACTCCATGAACCAATATGTTGTTCAAATCCTTTAACCTCTAAATGTCCCATAAGAATTTGACATTGAGTGTTTTTAATTGCCTTCAAACATTCACCATAATTTTCTTCACATATCCACGGCATCATGAGTATTCCTAATCCATCAAAGTCTACTTCTTTTGGAGAAGCATACATCCAAGGCTCAACTTTTCCATCATGAGTTGTAAAAATCTCTTGAAGGGAATTTAATTCATTAGTATTTTTGTGGAAGGTATCGTGATTGCCGATAATTATGTGGGTATCTACCCCCATTTTCCATAGGCGTTCAATAAAATTTGTTCGTAGGTCATTCAGTATCTTGAAGTTAATGAATTTTCTACGATCTACCACATCACCTAAATGGATGAGTGTTTTGATATTATGTTCTTCCAAATATGGAAAAAATATATTATCATAAAATTTTCGGAAATAATTCATGAAGGTAAGACTGTCGCCCCTTGCTCCCCAATGAGTATCGGTTATAAGAGCTATTTTCATACTACAGTACTCATAAAAAGTTCTAACTTGGATTCGGTCTTCTTAACCGCTTTCTTTTTCTTACTCTTTTCAAAATTATCTACAAATTCATCAACTACTACTTTAAAATCAGAATTTTTATAATCGTGAGGTACATCAGGAATATCGTGATGATCAATATCCATATACCCAGGAGTTATTTCATAGTTTTGCATGCTCTTGTATTTTATATATAATTGTTTCTTCTCTTTTTGAATTCTTCGAATGAAAGCATAATAAATTATTTGAGTAAAATATGCAAAAGGATTGTTTGATTTTTCTGGATTAAAATTGTGAATATAGTGTAGACAATTTTCTATTCCATCAGATATCATATCATTCTTGAATGCATAATTTATGAAGTTTGGCCTAAAGGACAGCCTTTGAGCTATTTTCAGAAATACAGATCCTAAATATTCTGAAATTATTGGAAGGTCTTTTTTCTTTTCAAGTGCGTCATCATATTCTTTTTTATATACGATCATCGCCTCTAAAAATTTGGCATTATCCACATAATGAATTTTATTGCCTTTTGTTTTTCGTTTTGCCATAATATTGCACCTATTTTAGTTATTGTCTACCTTTTATTATATCATGAAATTTGAGGATGTCAAGTTTAGTTCATCAAACCATCAGGCTCAAAATCTGCTAACAACTTTGACATTTTATTTAATTCTTGATCTTGAGTGTGGCCAGAATCTTCTCGTACAGAATTCAAATAAAAATCTTGATATTGTTCCCCTAATTGTGAAACAGACATAATACATCTTGCTGCTATAGGTACAAATGTAGTATCAGTAAAAGGCAACCATTTAAGTAAAGCAAGTTGAGTGCTCTTTTCTTCATCATTAAATTTCATTAAAACTTTCATTGGCCAATGCAGTTCTAAATAACCATTGTCTTTACTCTTATCATTCACTACTACTTTTGAAAAGATTATTTCCCCATTATCTAATCTTATTACTTTTAGGTTGTCTTTATCCAATTCTGGCATTTATCCCTTTAGCGTAATATTATGAATTTTATATGGAAATTTTTCTTCATCATATATTTTAATTCTATCCTCATGATGTCGATAAGCATAATTCTTTCTGTTCTTCCATCTCAAATCGTCTGCAATATCATATAATACTGTTTCTTGATTATTATCTGATAGCCTTAATCCTCGACCTATTGACTGAAGGTTTCTAATCCTACTCTTAGAAGGACTAGCAAACACAATGTTATGCAAATTCCTAATGTTGATGCCGGTACTGAATACCCCATAACTTGCCACGATGATGGCATCCCGTTCTTTTTCTGCGATTGCTCTGATTTGTTCTCTGACTTCGGTTTCTGTTCCGCCGTATACGAAAAAAGTTGTCCTATTGTTGACATCTGTTTCCTCCTTGATTATATCATATAAAATGCGTCCATGCTTTTTCACTAATCGAAAAAGTAACAACGTATTACCATCGAGTGATAATACTAAGTTCCTTATATATTTATTTCTTTTTTCATGCCCCACTATAAATTCTAATTCATCTGCGTACTTAATTTTTCTAAATTGTTCACATATTACATCAGGATACTTTAATACTATAATTTCTACACGAAATGGCGCCAATTGTTTTCTATCAATTAACTTTTTGGTTGTTGTAACCTTATGAACCTTACCAAATAGACCCTCAAGTACTAATTTGTGAGTTTGCGTTCCATCTAATGTTCCTGTAGTTCCAATTCGATATTCTGCATTTACACATTTGGTCATAATAGATGTAAGAGATTTTGACTTGAATCCATGTGCCTCATCACCTATAACTAACTTATATGGTTCGAAAAGTTTCTTATTGAGTTTATAAATGGATTGCCATGTGGAGATGACAACCTTTTTGTCTGATACCTTGTCTTGTCCTGCATAGACTTGGTGACAAAATTTTGCGGAATCCCATCCATACTCTTGAAAGTCTGCGTATAATTGAGAAACTAAGGAAGTGGTGGGTACGATTATAAGAGTCTTAACGTTAAGTGCTCGTACAATTAAATAAATGATCAGGGATTTTCCACTCGCAGTAGGAGATACTAACAAACATTTTTTATATGACAGAGCATGGAGAAATCCTTCAAGTTGATAATCTCTAGGTTCAAAAGGTAACTTTAAGTCATCAAGGAAAGCTTGATTTTTTGCTATTTTTCTAGGTTTCCAATCAAAACCTATCGGGGCCACTCGATAATTTCGGGGCTCCGCAAAGATAAACACGTACTCAAGTAATCCACTATACAGTAACCTATTGTGAATATTGAATAATCTTATCTTACCATCCCAAATCTTCATACGATATGCTGGCATGAATCTATAGCCCGGGACTTGAAATGTAAAATAATCACAAATCTCTTGTGCTACGCCAGCTTCACAAGAAATTTTAAGAAATACTTCATCCTTCTTCGTTATTTCTATTGTCTCAATGACC